GCAAAATAATCAACCAACTAACAAAAGAGGGATGGCTTTGCGTTAAATTAATTAAGACAAATAAAAACGGAATACCGGATTTGATGTGTTTAAAAGATGGCATAACTATGTTTATTGAAGTTAAAAGGCCAAATGGAAAGTTGAGCGAATTGCAAAAGATAAGAATCAAGCAATTACAAGATTTAGGCTTTGATTGTAAAATTTGGGTTGATTATGATGTAAATTATAATTAAATTAATATATTTGCCAATGTAGAGTCGTCGCTACAATTAAAAATTTTATACAATTCCCGCAATGATAAAGACGACGACCTTTTGATTTGCGGGTTTTTATTTAAAAATATGAATACAATATCAGTACAGGGATTTAAAATTGACATTAACCACTTTGATACGCAAATATCAAAAAGTGGCAGACCATTTAGATTGAGTGGTGTTCAAATAGTACGAACTAAACCGGCACAATGGGTTAATAAAATGCTATTGCATGGAACTATTTACAGCTTCAGATATTTAGATGAGCAAGATGGTTTCTTTGCTTTTGAGTTTGATCCATTTAATAATTTTATTTCAAAAATATGATTTACACAATTAACAACATCGCTGATTTCTGTAACGTTGATTACGGATTTATTAGACGAATTATCGAATCTAATGAGTTGAGACCTAAACTAATAAGAGGAAATGAAAAAAAAGGATATAGCTTTTACCAATTATTTATTATACAATCCTTTTTAGAACAACTATCTCAAAACAATTTATACTTTGATTTTGAGAATGAAGAAATTTATACAATTTACGAAAGCAAACTTAATTTTGAATTATGAACATACACGAAAGAATTACTGAAATAAATAAGACTTTAATTGAACTTAATTATAAAGACCAGGAGATATTATCCTTTTGGGATGAGTGTATAAAAATTGCTAAAGATAAACAGCAAATATTTACTGATGAATTTAAGATTTCTATAAACGGCAAACGATTAGCTGACAAATTAAATCAAAGCTTCAATTTACAGTTATTGCCAAAAATCAAACGAAATATTAAGAAAGATATTAAATTTTTAATGTTGGATGAGTCAGGCAAAGTATATGAGTTTAAAGGAATTGTTTTAGACTTTTTAGATAACGATATCAGTATTGAATTAAATGACTCAACCTTTAGCCTTTATTAATTATGGATCAATTTAAAAAAGAATTTAATCTTTGGAATAAAACAGAACCATATACTGTTGATGAAATTAAGTTTTTAAAGTCTCAAATCAAAAAGAAAAACTATGTCGTTAAATATGGTTTTTATAATAAAGAAAGTGCAATGAAAAAGCAAATTGCAGTCATTTTTGATTTAATGCCAAATTTAGGCAGGAAAACAGGAGTTGAAAATAATTGGGAAATAATATCTACAAGAAAAATTACAGATAAAGAAATTGAAGAATTTATAACATTTTATTTTAGAAATTCATTTAAGCGATTTTTAGTTTTTTACTATAAAAATGTCGATAAACTTATATTTGATGATATGAGATTAAATGCAGAAACTCCAAATAAATTTATTGAACAATGTAGAAAAAAAGGATATAGCGGAACATTTCAATTAAAATTAGAATATTAATATGAATCAGCACAAAATGTATAGATGCATAAAGCTTATGCAATTCCTCCAGGACAAGCCGAGAAATATGTACACAATAGAAAGGTATTTAAATGTAAGTAATAGAACAGTTTACCGGTATCTAAAACTTTATGAAGCACTTGGATATATTGTAAAAAAAGACAAATTTAACAAAGTTGAACTACTAAAACCATAACTATGAACTATTTATTATCAAAAGAGCATTTCATCGCTCACGACCAATTAATCAATGATTATAAAAATTTAATTTGCCATTATGCAGATTATAAACTTTATCGCAAAGGCACAGCACAAAATGACAAAGCAAAGCAAAACTGCCATAAGTATTTAATATCAATTATCGTCAATAAGGACATATTAAAGATTGATACTACTGCTGATGAGTTAATGTTGGATGAATTGTTTGACAGGATTAAATAAAAAAAACCCCTTCACGCAAAACGGAAGGGGTTATTAACCTAAACCAAACTATTATGAAGCTTCAAATATAAACAAAAATGTTTATATATTTTTATATTTTTTATATATAAAATAAATCGGTATTAAAAGTAAGAACCAAAATAACCACCAATAAGACTCTTTTCGCTCTATTTGTTTTACTTCAATTATCCTGTTGGATTTAACCACCTTTAAATCGCTTTTTTTTGCTTTGTGTTGGACTTTTACATCTTTTACAATACTTATATTGTTTTTCTTTTTTGAACGCTTTATTTTAGCGTTTTTGTACGTTATTCCATTCACAACCATAGGAATTGTATCAGATATCGGACTTATCTCTATTTCATCACTTGTTGAAGTGTCAACTATTTTAGTGTTGTCTGTTACTCTCGTTTCAGTTTCGAGAGTAGATTTTTCAGTTTTTTGCTCTTGTTCTTTAGTTTCTGACTTTGCTACTTTTCGTGATCCACAAGAAGTTAGTAGTATTACGGAGATTATAGCCGTTACAATAACTATTAGTAATAAATTGTTTTGGTTGTTGTTGTCTGTTGTTGTCATATTTTGTTTACTTTTTATGTCAATTAAAACCCCAATTTTTAAGGTTTATCTTTAAACAATTAGTAACTTATATTATACATTTTGTATAATTTTTAATGTTTTTGGATAATATAATATACATCTTATAAGTTAATTTGTATTTTACGTGTTGAACAGCTCATCTTGTGTTCTCCATCTACTTTATGGCATTTAGGACAATACGTGTCTTGTACGCATTTTGGATACGTGCAATAGTCTAAATTACAAATTTCACCTTCACGTTTAACACCTTCAAGTTTGCATTTATCTGATTCCTTACCATTTGCCCAAAACATATCGCAGTTGTCAGCATCATCTTCACGATTGAAATATTCCCAACTTTGGTACATTCCTGCCGGAGCAGTAAACCTATGGCAGTATTTACTTGATGGACAAAAACTGTCATTGCACTTACTTATATCAGCCATTTTTTTGTTTTATTAATTCTCTATAAATAGCATTTGTTTTCTCGCAGTTTTGACCTCTTAAATATTGTCGAAGCATTTTATTCGCTACTTTCTCAATTTGCGAATCGAGATTTGGCGGATTTATTAAAACTTTATTTTCGTGTATTGTTTTAAATTTTTCCATTACACAATTTTATAATCGATTATTCTAATATTCTTTAATTCATAGTTCCCGTCTTGGGAAACTTTAACATGAGCAAACCCATGGTTATAATTGTTATAAGGCGCATATTCAGGTTCTAAACCGCAAAGGCATCCTGTTGACCAGGTTGTTGTAACTTCACCGCTTAAACTCTTTTCTGTGTGTTCTGATGTTCTATGATGATGTCCTACTATTGCACTCTCTTTGGCCTTCATAAATAAACCCCTTGCAGGATTAACAGGCGGAGCAAATCCCCCAAACCATTCGTGACCATGAAGTATTGGAAGCTTTCCGGCCATTGCCATTTGCTTATCCTTAACCAACGTAACACCGAACTCTCTAAATCGTAAAAGTTGCTCAAGTTTAAAATCATCAATCCCCAATAACTCCGGAGCTTTAATCATCAAATAATCTTCATACCTTTTTTCGTGATTTCCTATTTTATAGTAAATAGGACATTTGAATAAATCTTGCATCATTTTTAGAAAGCCTCTAACCATTTCTAACTCACCCGCCATATCTCTCAATCGTCTGTCTTTTGTAAATCGACTGCATTGGTAAAAGTCTGCGATATCACCATTTAAGTAGATTGTATTTACTTTGTTTTCAAGTCCGTAATTAATAGCCAATTTAAGTGCTTTATTGTCCTGGTATGGAAAATGAATATCGCTTAAAATTAAAATATTGTTTTGCCCTTTTGGAATTATAAAGGATTCGCACTTTTCGTAATCACTATCAGGTAAGTCTATTTTTTTGCTCATACATTGTTTTTTTTGGGTTTCTGTACGTTCGCCACTTTTTAATACAGTAGAGTTATTTTTACCATTCTCACCTCTATATCTTCTTACGTTTGACCTTACTCCATCAAGTGAATTAAAATCTAATTTATGTTTATCATAAATTAATCGAGAAATGGCCATTGTAGTAGCGTTCGGGAACTGATTGATAAAAGACAATACAATGTCTTTTTTGTAAGTAGCAGCGTTTTGATTGCCTTTTATGCTCATAAGTTTTTAGTTTGGTTTTTCAAACCTACAAAAAAAGTATTGAATAACAATACTTTAAGGAGTAAAATATAAATCAGCTTCTTTTATTCTACGATTAGTTAAGCCTTTCAATGCAACTCCATTGGCTTTATTCCATCTTAAAAACTCATTTCTAATAGTTATATCGTTTGGGTTTACATTTACCTTTTTCAATAGAGTGGATGAGGCTAAAGCTCCCGAACCTAAATTGTATGCGAAGGATGTTAAAGCGTTAAATTGATTTTGAGTAATTGGTTTTTTAACTAAATTAATCACTTTACGAGCAAACCGGTCAGCACTTATTTGAAGTAACTCATCTGCACGTTGTTTGGTTATTGGCGGATCTGACATTAAAACCTTTTTGTTATTCTCGTAAAAGGTCGAGCCATATCCAATCGTTGGCACTTTTGCGCTACATAAATAAGGTTTAAGACTCAATCCTTCAAATAATTTTATCAGGTCGTAGCCTTCTTTATTCAGCTTCATTTTTTTTATTTTTTTCCATTAACCACCATCTGCGAGTAGTATATCCAATAGCTAATAATAAAGAAAAAATCTTTAATCCTAACTCTACATTAGAAAAACTGAAACTAATTAAAAAACCATTTACAAGTAAAAGTTTAAAGTCGTGTGCATTATTCATTATTATGTTTTTATTTTAGCGACAATATCAGTAAATCCTTGAATGCCTATGTAAGCAGTCGCTACAATTACCCAGTCACTTGATGTTATATTACTCATAAACAACCCTACACAAGCCACGAAAAAAACTAATAGCTTTCTGCTTATCCATTTGTTTAATAGCTTATCTAATGTTTCTTTACTCATTGTTATATTTGTATAGCTTCTGCTTGTTGGAATATTTCGTCTACTTGGTCGTCAGTCATTTGCGTAACTGATTGAATAAATAAAACAGTTTGCGAATATCTTTCTACTGTTGTTCCATAATTCCAAACATTTTTTGCTGCAGTTTTATTTGGCTCTGGTAATTGGTCTAAAGCACTTTCTATTGTAGCTATTAAATTCATTAAATTTAAAATAGTTCTCAATCTCCAAAGTTGTACTTCTGCCGGTGTTTTATCTTTGAAAGCTTGTTCAATTTCAGCTGGTGTTGCTCCTTCGTAAAACTCTCTTGTATCAAAATTAAAATATGGTTTAACCATTTCCACTTGCAAAAGTTCAGTTATTAAAGTTTCAGTCTCTAAACATTCATCATTTAAAGTAACTCCGACAACTTGATTAGTTGCTATTTCTATTATTGTTTTCATTAATTTGTAATATTTGCTAAAGTTAAAGTCACACTATCACTTGAAGAAACTAATTGTAAAGTAAAAAATACATAAAGTGTATTTGCAGTATTATAAGTCGTGTTTAATGCAGTAAAATTGATAACTCCAAAATCTGTAAATGCGTTTTGTATTGGATATCCAATTAAATTACCACCTTGTAAAGTAAATGTTCTAATACCAGTTCCTTGAAATGGAAAAGTTGTTAATGTATTTTGAGCTATTGAAGTAGCACCCGTTAAAGTATTTGATGTATTAATTCTTACTCGAATTGTACCACCACTTGACCCTCCACTTGGTCTTATTAATTGCCAAATAACTTTCATAACATCGCTACTATTAAAAGTACCACCAGCAATAGTTGCAGTTGCTAAAATAGTTTCAGCAGTTGTACCAGTATGAGCAGTTTGTGAAGTTTGAATAAACTTATAAGGTGTAAACCCTAAAGAATTTTGTTTATTATTAAATGTAGTCCAATCTGTTGAACTTAATGCACCTCTATTTGATGCACTTGCAGTTGGTAAATTAAATGTATGTGTATCAGTTATTGAACTAATTGCAAAATCAGTTCCACTTGTTCCAACTGCTAAATTTTGCACTTGTGCAGTCAGTCCGTTTAATGCAGTTAAACCAGTTGAAAATGTTGTTATAACTTGGCAAAGATGACTATTTTCTGTGTGTAATGTAATAGTTCTGCCACTATGATTGACATATATTCTTACTGCTAACCTATCTGTTGCTAATAATGTTGTTTGTGGAACTGCTAAAGCACTAAAATAAGCCTCTATATTTGTGCCGTCTGTAATTAATCTTGGAGTAGCTGAATTACTTGCTATTAAAGATAAAGTTGTTCCATTCCACTTATATAATTCAATGTAAAAAGATGGCGAACCACCACCACTTGAAGCACTAAAATAAGTTTCAAAATTCCAATTCCCCGCTGGTATTTCTAATTGATTAGGAACATTTGCATCTGTAATAAATGATTGAATATATCCATCTGCATTTATTGTAAAATCAGTACCAGCACCTAATATTGGCGTTCTGTCCATTTCTTTAAATGCAATGCCTCCTATTGTGCCTTGAGATACGCTTCCATTTAAATAAAATGATACAGAAGCACCACCGCCACCTGCTGGAATGTCAGAAGTTAAAGCTATTGTGCCACTTGCGTTAGGTAATTCCCATTTTCTATCTGCTGTTATATTATTAAATGATAATCGACCTAAATATTTAGTTACTAAT